ATATCTTCTTTTCTTCAAAACTGCCAATATTCAATTTTCAATCTGCGTTGGAATTAGATTTATCTAGTTCCGAGAACTTATTAAATGTATACCCTCTTACAGGGCACACCGTATTTGAGACCCTGCGGGTATAAAAAAAGAAAAGACATCAGGAACATTCTGTATTGCCTCTGATATCTTTTCTTCTGTATTATTATTCTATATTTAGTCTTTAACCCCTCAATGATATAGCTTAAAGTCAAATCCGGAGGATTTATCGTGCATCTTCCTCAGCCTGACTTGCTTCTTCTATTGCCAGCATTGTCGAAGCCAGGACGAATGCCCTCTCTCCCCGATTCAGACCGAGGATTTCCGAGGGCAGTCTTCCCTGTTTCTGCCAGATGAAATGCAGCTTCGCAGCCAATGGACTGGCATTAATTAGTTTTTTGCATATTCCTCTTCGGAAATTTCGGAGTCATAAAAACCGCTGATCTTATCGATCTGGTCATCGATCGCATCCTTTTCTCCCGCTCTTAGGACCGTATTGATGACGTCAATTCCTCTTAATACCGGAAAACCTTTGGCTTCCAGTCCTTTCATGACAGAAGTATTGTCCCATACTTCCTCTTTGTCAACGGTTGCATAATAGATTTTCCATGCGGTAAACTCCTCCACTCTGAGATCTTTTTCAATCGGAGGTAATTTTGGATTTGAAGGATTCGGCATTTTAACAACCGCATTTCGTCTCGCCTTCACCAATTCTTCCTCACTTAAAGGTCTCACTTTAAACTTAAAGAATACCTTGTCATTTCTTTTGATCTGAATTTCTGTCTGGAGATCGTCATCGTTTCTGAAATCCGCTGCTTCTAAAAGCCCCTGTACCAGATCCAATTCATTTTCTTTTGTTACTTTTACCATTTCTTCTGCTTTTGCTGCATTTCCCATTTTATTCTTCCTCCTTATTTACTTCCGTCAATCCAGTCGATAAAGTACGGTACTTCATTGACTACGAAACTCTGCTGTCTTGTAACTACTTCGCCTGCTTTCAAAGTCATCAGGTCGAAGTCTCCGTCAGGCAGACAGTTCTTTAACACCAGTCTCTGCTCCTTGCCGTCTGTATTGCGGGCCGCAGATGCCTGGAAATCATAGGTCGGAATTGCTCCGGTTTCTTTGATACTTTTTAAGAGCGGTGCGATTGTAAGGTCGTCACGGATAACTGCCCCTGTGAAATTCAGGGTGAATTTTACTTTATCCGGAATTGCATACTGCTGCACATCCCCTACCGGTTTATATTCAATATTTGCAAAGTTTGCCTTGATTTCATACTCTTTTATTTCGGCCAGTAATACCGGCTCATTGTTCACATGCAGAAATAACTTTCCGTCATTTCCTGTCATGATTGTTCTGACATCGATTCTCTCTTTCATCTTCTATTCCTCCTATTCTGCTGCTCCAAAACTAAACTGGTAATTCAGATATACCTTCTCAAGACTGTCAAGGTCTGTCACTTTAATGACAAAACGGACATCATCGGTTCCATGAGGATTTTCTTTGTCTTCAAAGAAATCCGCTCCAACCATCAGCTTCTTCTCATTGATCATTTCATCTAATACGTCTTTTGCCGCTTTAATGACTGCCGCAATCCCATCGGAATCACAGTTCACACGTCCGATTAACGGAGTAATCGTGCGGTCAATTCGGTCAAAGATCTCATATCTGGTCATGGTTCTTCTAACTTTCTTCCATCCGGCATCCTGATTTTCCGCCGGTACTGTCAGAGTATTGACGCCGCTGTCAAACCATACCTGTCCGTCTTCGCTTGGAGACAGTAAAAGCAGACCATGGTTAATCGCATCAATATACTCCTCATCTTTCAGTACTTCGATCACATCCACTGCATTAGGAATCGCTTTATGCACAATGGACTGATTTGTCGGAGTACTTCCGATAACTCCGGCCTGAAGCGTCACTGCTTCATATCCATCAACATTATTTCCCTGCATATCCATGAATCCGCTTCCCACATAAATAACGTATTCACAGTTACACTCTTTTGCATGTGACAATCTGTCTTCAAAGGACACATTTGTACCTTCTCCGATAACACATGCACCAACGGAACCATTTTTCTTGATTCGGTCCATGTATGCTTTCATCAGCGTATGAACTCCGGTATCCACGGTATCTGCCACAAGAATATTCCACTTGTATGCTTCAAATGCATCAAAAGCAGTGCTGTAATCCTCATTGGTCACTGTAGACTCAGTTCCTGCAGTGATTGGCTCCTGCACGATTTCTGCAAGCTGTTTTGATTCTTCTGTCTTTTTTGTAGCATTAAAAATAGATGACTTCTTATTCACTGTGTCAACAAAAATCGCAACTTCATTTCCACTTTCAGGAACATCGTATTCCATTTTTTCTATTAATACTGCACCTTCATAAACGGAAAATTCTTTCCTCATGCTAAATCCAAGTTTCCTTTTTAAAGTAACAGAAAATGCTGTCGGTGATGGATATTTTGTCTCCAATGAAACAACTGCTGCATCCTCTCCGTCCTTCAGCTCGAGTTTGCCTGTGCTTCCCCCTGTACCCAGACGGTAAACATATACCTTCTGTGCGCCTCCTTCAAATAAATTGAGGGCGCCTTTCACAGTACCGCCGTTTCCATACATTGCACTGACTGTATCCGCCTTTGTATGAACCGTAACTGTGTCAAGCGGTCCAAAGTCGGCTTTTACAGGAATTGCAAAGACTCCAGTCATTGCACCTGCCACTGTTTCTTTCACTGGTGTTTCATATTTACGGTAAACACCAGGTCTGATTTTTTCTTCCCCTGTCTGATATGTACCTGCCATAATTTAATGTACCTCCTTATTTTTAAATTCTCTGATTATTTTTTTTGCTTTTTTCTCGGTTGCTTCCTCTAATCCTGCATAAGAAAAAGCTGCTCTGATTAAATCTTCAGATGCTTCCAGCACTTCCGGGCTGCATGCAAATTCTTCCACACTATACATCGTTTGTTCTCTCCGCATTTCATTCCTCCTGAATATTAATTTTTCGGATCGGATCTTTTTCTTCTTTTTCCCGGAGAACTCCATACTGGCATTCAATGAAAAATTGCCGGTTCTTTAAAGGATTCATCGTGTCATTATAATTTACCTTTGAAATGAACATAGGTCCGCCGTCATTCATCGTTAGCTTTTCTTTCATAAGAAGTTTCTCGCTGATATTTCTGATCAGGAAGGCTTTGGATTTGCTGCCGGAGATCAAATGTAGCCGGATTCCTGCGTTCATCCATGTCACTTCCCATGTGTCCCCATAGTTTCCCGGAATGATACTCTCCAGTCTTCCATAAATTGCGGGGGCTTCGTTCGAAGCCTTCCAAACTTCCTGCATCTCATCATATCCAATGATTTTTGCTTCTGGATAGCTCGTTTTCAGCCATTCATTTAAAGTGAATACCGGGTCCGGCTGCTGAATCTGCTGTTTTTCAAATCTCATAATGTCAAAAATATAACTGCCGGTTTTTATATCCTGTGATTCTGAGAACTCTGACCTGTTCCATCTGGAACAAAGAGATATATTCTGTCTGCTGAAAAAGCAAAGATCTATCGCCTCAAGAATCACTGCTTCCAAATCTGCTGGTTGTACTGCCTGTTCAGTTGAAGTAACAGCCTGCAGCTTTAAACCTTGTTCAAACTGGCGTTCCATGGCTTCATCCTGAGACAAGTCCACCAGAATTCTAGGATACGGATCTCCCTGCCACTTTTCATCTGTATCATTTGGAGCTGTTCGGGTAAATACCGCAGGCTTACCGTCGTAAACCGCTAGTACTTCCGATAAGCCAGCAAATTCTGACAGTCTTTTACAGATTAAATCTTCGATTACTTTTCACCTCCTGAAAATAGTTTTTGCTATAGCTTTTTGTGAGATCATGATCTCTATGATAACTATATCATCTCGTATACGGACATTGTGGGCAACTTACCCAGAGCTGATCCTCTCAAACAATATAGATAAAAAAGAATAAAGGGTACTGAGACCTTGCTACCTTACTTGACATCTCTACCCTTTATTCTCCATGATAACTATATCAGCTTAATCACGGACATTGTGGGCAAATGTCTTTTTACAAATCCATACATATAAATCCGCCTATAACCATCGCAACAGCAAACCACGTCGGCATAGCATTTTCAGCAATACTGAACACTGCGGTAAAAATTAAGGCACGGCCTATGATTTTTTTCATAATTTCCTCCTTCCTGTTTTCAGCATTTTAAGCAAGTTTCTCCTCACAAAATCTCTGATACTTCCTTGACGCAGTTCTTCTGTCCATCCCAAGTTCTTCCCCAATCTCCTGCCATCCGAGATTATTGATAGAACGAAGCCGTATAATAAGCCTGAGTTCCGGATCTTCAATTTCCTGAAGAAACCGTTCAATTTCTGCCCTGGTATGCAGCAGCTTTTTAATAGACAAATCAATTAGTTCTCTGATCTCCTCCATTCGCACCGCATAGTCCGCTGTCTTGTCACTGACCCCGGTCCCAAACGGCATCCCCGTCAGCAGCGGTGACTTTATCATACTCTTACATTCCATCCAGCTGAGTTCTTCATTCAGTTTCTCAATTTCCCTGTTCAGATAATGCATCTGACCCAATTCCTTTTCTGTCAAATCAATCCCCCTTTTCTTTATCTGATGTGTTTCCATCCCATATACATTGCTCCGGACGTCGGTCTGTAAACAGTCACAAGAGGCCTCATCTTTTTTACGGCTCTTCCGTTAAAGCGGATCTGCCTGTCTCTGATCTCTGCCGCCGCTCTGCTCCGGTATGCCCCGATCCACCCATTGATCCTTCTTATTGAAATTCCATAAAGTTCTGATAACTGCTCCTTTGTATAGTGATGCAGCAGAATGCTGATAACTGCGTCAGTTTTTCCCTTTTCAGTCTGAAAGTCAAACATAGTACTCCTCTCTAAATTTTGTCTATTATGCCTATTGCCTTTTCCAAACAAATGTTCTATACTCATTAATATAAAAAGTAAAATTGTTACGGCTTAGACGCTGTATGTACAAACAGATATTCCAGCGGCATTCGGGGGAAATACCTTTTTTTCAGGAGCATTGCTTCTCCTATGGTGAATCTCCCTGAGCCTTCCAGCTTGTCCAGCACGTCTTCTGTCCGCAGCCTCAATACATGTGCAATTTCTTCGTTTCTAATATTTGTTTTTTTTAATTCAGTTTTTAAATTTAAATATGGCAACAGCTCACCTCCTGATATTACTCGTTTGCGTATCTTATATTGATATAATATACGCATATGAGTCATATGTCAAGGTAATTATACGCATTTGCATATTTTTTTATTTACTTCTGGTTTTTGTTATGCTATTCTTTCTATTAGAAAGGCGGTATATTTTATGGGAATTGGAGCAAAGTTGGAGCTGTTACTGCAGGAACATCACATGAATGCCAATGAACTGGCCAAGAAAATCGATGTGGCACCTACAACTATTTATTCGATGATCAAGAGAGACAGCAGAAAGGCAGACATAGAAGTTTTATTAAAGATTTCGAAAGAACTCGGTGTCACCACTGAGTATTTCTGCGACAATGAATTCCTGACCTCTGACAGCAAAAAAGAACCATCATATGAAGATTTGAAAACACTGATCGCAAGAAACGGAAAAGAAATGTCTATTGAGGAAAAATTAGAGCTTATAAAGATGTTATCTGAATTATAAAGGACTGGTGGATTTGAATTATCACGATATACTTGTTAAGATACTCGATGTTTACAGAGACTGTGAAGTCCAGTCATTTCCGATCGACTGTTACAGCATTTTAAGGCACTATGGGTACCGTATTTTCACTTATCAAAATATACGGGATATCAATGAACGGCTTTACCAATACTGCAGGAATTATTCGGAAGACGCTTTCCGTTACGGAGCCAAACGGATCATAGCCTATGATGAGAACAAATCCCCTTTCAGGATTCGGTTCTCCATCATGCACGAACTGGGACATATTATGCTGGGCCATTCGAGAGAATGTGCCTGTAATGAACAGCAGGCCAATTTTTTTGCAAGCAATATTCTGGCTCCCAGAATGGCCATTCATTTTGCACAGTGCCGGAATGAGGATGATGTCTCCTCGGTTTTCCAGATCAGCAAAGAGGCCGGGTCCTACGCATTTCAGAATTACAGACTTTGGAAAGAATCCGCAGCAAGAGAAGTAAGTGATGTTGACGAGGCCATGTACCGTCATTTTTATAATGATGAAGTAGGGGAGTTCGTTTACAGTATAAAACCCTGCATGATATGCGGGGAGACAATTTATAATTCATCAGAAGATTTATGCCTCCGCTGCAGAATGGAACATATCAGAAAGCAGCACACCCCAGTATACACATCCAGAAACGACAGAATGCTTCTGCAGATTGAACAGCAGCTGCTTAACAATATATAACAGAACATATTTGACTTGACAAAAGCCTTACAATAAAAAACTCATATCATACGCCCAACAGCCGTATGATATGAGTTTTTTATTATCTTAATTATTCTTTTTAACGTCCCGCATTTAATTTCATACGATAGTAGGATGCCATGACTGGCTTCCCATTTTTATAACCGACGATTTCGATCGGTAAAGAAGCGGTATGTTTTTTGGGGTCTTTGTGTTCCGGTATAAACTGTTCTGACCATCCGGGTTTTATGATTCCATCGCAGTTGGACAGTCCGGGCATCTTTCCTGTATAAGGTCTTCCCTTTTACCACTGTTGCCGTGTCATACACTTTGTTTACGAACATTTTCCAAAGGAGGAAGTGCTGATTTTTATTTAGTTCCTGAGCTTAATTCTCTCTGCATCATTATTTATACATTTATAGGCCGCATCTGAAGATATCCAAAATTTTTGAAAATTAAAATTATGTTTTAGTAATTTCTTATGAAAACTATTATCTTTTATTACATCACGCTTAAAGTCTTTATTTGATTTGCTTCCTGTCAACTCCTTAATTTGCCTTATATCACAGCTTCGTATTAATTCATCCTCCAAATTTTTCACTTGTGTAATACACAAAACTTCTTTTACAGTACTTTCACCTTTTAAGAATTTAATATTCTCTAATAAAATAGATGTATTTCCAGTATCAGTATCAAATACCAAAACAACAATTGTTCCTTTTTTTAAAGACATTAACCTTAACTTTGATAATTTTTGCTGAATGACATTAAATTTTTGAATCTTTCCAGGAACTATCAATTACAAATCTGTTTTTAATGTTTTTACAATTTTCTCTTCATCTTCTCCTTCGACAAAATAATGATAATATCTATTTTTTTTCTTTTCACTCATATACTATCCTCTTTTGCATAAAAACTCTTATGATAAATCAGCTATTTTATAAACATAGTCCACACTTGGCGCTGATGAAAACAAATCATTATCCACTGCATTTCTCAAAGAATCGGTATTTCGCTTTAAATATTGAGCGGCACTAATGCATTTAATTGGTTGAGACTCATCATTTGAATCTTTTCTCAAAAATACAAACGAGTGCTTTGGTAAAGGCAAGTCCAGTATGTCAGTATTATGTGTTGTAAAAAACAACTGGTCATTACTTCTTAAGCTATCGATTATAACAGATAGAAATGCTTTTTCAATATCACTATGAATATATGAAAACTTTTCGTCACAATAATAAAATCCATTGTCTCCATTTATAATAGATGCTACTACATTTGCAATTGCAATTCCAGCTTTTGTTCCACTTGACAATATATTAGGTTCAATAATTTTCCCATCCTGCATTATAACTGATTGATTTTGCATTCGCAAAACAAACGAATTCTCAACATTATCTATTCTGTCAACCTTAGTTATTGAGGGGTCTAGTGCTTTGAGTGTATATTCTAATATCTGTTGGTATCTCTCAATATTTTTAGAAGGAATACTATACTTATCATAATTTTCGGGATATTCAAATAACCATGATAATCCTTCTACTATCTCTAACTCTTCAATAAAACTATTTTTGGGTTTATGCAATAATTTATCAATACGGTTTTTACAACTCTCATAGCTATCTTTTTGATTGATTTTTACTTTTTTCACACATACATGAATATCCGAAATCTCATATTCACCTTCAATTTTAGGTGCTACTTTCGTAATAATCCTATACAGATCGTATGTATTAGTAATAAAATCCATAGAAAAAGAAGCTTCCAATCCTCGATCACAAATATCATCTGTAATTTCTTTAGACTGCTTTTTATGCATAAAATTAAAAATCATCATCAACATACGACCGAATGATGTTTTTCCAGTTGCATTGGCTCCCATTAAAATATTTACTTTTTTATATCGGAAATTCGGGCGTTCTTTAAGAAATTCCTCTTGAATATATGAATCTACTATTTTTTTTGGATAAGACATATTCATATGAAAATTTTTAAATGCAAAAAA